AACAAGTACAAATCACAGGACAAGCATAATGAAACTTATTACCGAAGAAATCGAATCAGTAGAAGTTCTTATCGAAACGGTCAACGGTAAGAAGACTCTTTATATTCAAGGACCTTTCCTTCAAACCGAACAAAAAAATCGTAATGGTAGAGTATATCGCAAAGATGTAATGGAGCGTGAGGTAAAAAGATATGCTGAGCAATATATTTGTAAAGGTCGTGCTCTTGGAGAACTTGGTCATCCAGACGGACCAACTGTAAATCTTGATCGGGTTTCTCATAAAATTGTTTCACTTGAGCAAAAAGGAAATGACTTTATTGGAAAAGCACAAATTCTTTCTACACCAATGGGAAAAATTGCAGAGTCACTTCTAAAAGAAGGAGTAACTCTTGGAGTTTCTTCTCGCGGTATTGGTTCTGTTAGACAAAATCCTGCGGGTTATATGGAAGTTGGCGAAGATTTTATGCTCGCAACTGCTGCTGATATTGTTGCTGATCCCTCTGCACCTGATGCTTTTGTTCAAGGAATTATGGAAGGAAAGGAGTGGTGTTGGGATGGAGGCATCTTAAAAGAGAGAGCAGCAGAAAAAACTTATAAGAGAGTTAATACTCTTGTAGATGAAAATCTACTTGAAGAGTATAAGTTGAGTTTATTCAATGAGTTTTTAAATTCATTGTAATTTATTAAATTATAAATAAATATAGTTTATAACTTAAGGTTAAACGGAGAGTTCAAATGTCTCGTGGAGATTTACAAGAAATGGAAGTAGGCACAAAGCAATCCAGAACCGCTGTTAATGCTAATGCCAAAGCAGCGGATGCAATGCCAAGTTTGTCGGGTGCTACTCCCGGTCAAACTGGTGGATGGGAAGATTTGGGTGGACCAACACCAGAAAATTATAAGTCCGATGATGATTCAGCAAAACTTAAGACACCTGGAGCATCTTTAAAGCAAGTTAAAGATGTTGTAAACAAAGGTGCTGCAGCTGCTGAGGGTATGAAGGAAGAGGAAGAGTTAGAGTATGATGAAGATGAAGAACTCTTAGAATCCGCTAAGGAAGAAGAGGAAAAAGAAGACGAAGAAGAGGGCGGCAAGAAAAAAGGTAAAAAAGAAGAAGATGATGAAGAGGATGAGGACGAAGAGGAAGAAGTAAAAGAAGAGTTTAGCATCGAAGAAGATGTTAATGCTCTCCTTGCTGGCGAAGAGCTCTCTGAAGAGTTCCAAGAAAAAGCAAGAACCATCTTCGAAGCTGCTCTTCGCTCAAAAGTTTCTGAAATTAAGGAAACTCTTGAGGAGCAGTATTCTGCTGCTCTTGCAGAGGAAGTCGAAGAAATTAAGACTGAACTTGCAGAGCGTGTAGATGCATACCTTGAGTATGTTGCAGAAGAGTGGATGGTCGAGAATGAACTCGCCATCGAAAAAGGTCTTAAGACAGAAATGACCGAATCATTCCTTTCTGGAATGAAGGGTCTTTTTGAAGAACATTATGTATCAATCCCTGAAGAAAAATATAATGTGCTTGAGAGCATGGTAGAAAAACTTGATGACATGGAGACAAAACTCAACGAGCAAATTGAGAAAAACGTTTCCCTTAACAAGCGTCTCGCAGAGTCGGTTGCTGATGGAATCTTTGAACAAGTCGCTGATGGTCTTGCAGACACTCAGAGAGACAAGCTCGCTTCACTTGCCGAAAGTGTTGAGTTTGAAAGTGAAGAAGAATATCGTGAAAAACTGGAGACATTGAAGGAATCATATTTCCCTTCAAGAGTAGTTTCTCCTTCAACTAAATCTGATACTCTTTCAGAAGGAGTAAGTGTTGCTCATGAGTCATACTCGCAGTCAATGTCTGCTTATCTGAAGACACTCTCAGCATTTAGTAAATAATTGAATTTAATATAATTCAAACACAAAAAAACGCACTTTAGTAAAAAGGTAAAAAGCAAATGTTCCATTCAGAGCAATTGCAGGAAAAGTGGGCACCTCTCTTAGACTATCAGGGTCTTGATTCAATCAAAGATTCTCATCGTAGAGCTGTTACCGCTGTCCTGCTCGAAAACCAAGAAAAATTTTTAAGAGAGCAATCCGCTTTCGATAACGGTTCCATGAGTATGCTCATGGAGTCTCCAACCAACAGCGGCAATGCCGTTGGTGGTGCTGGTGGATTCTCTGGTAGTTCTGCCGCTGGTGGTCCTACCGCAGGTTTCGATCCCGTACTGATCTCACTGATCCGTCGTTCGATGCCTAACCTGATCGCCTATGACGTTGCAGGCGTTCAACCAATGAGTGGTCCTACTGGACTTATCTTCGCAATGCGCTCACGTTACACCAACCAGAGCGGAACCGAAACCTTCTACAATGAAGTAGATTCTGCATACTCAGGTCAAGATTCATCTCTTGCCCTTGCTGGATTTGGTAGCACCAATGCTGGCATTGGTACGACCACTCAGAGAGGTGATAACCCATCAGTTCTGAATGCATCACCTGCAGGTCAGTTCAACGTTGGCCAAGGAATGCAGACTGGTGATTCAGAAAATCTGGGTGCATCTGGTCATGACTTCAACCAAATGGCATTCTCAATCGAGAAAGTCACCGTTACTGCAAAGTCACGCGCTCTGAAGGCTGAGTATTCGTTAGAACTCGCTCAGGACCTCAAGGCAATCCACGGTCTGAATGCTGAAGCGGAATTAGCAAACATTCTCTCAACTGAGATTCTTGCTGAAATCAACCGCGAAGTCATCCGTACCATCTACATGACCGCCGAGAAGGGTGCTTCTCAGAACGTTGCTACCGCTGGTGTATTCGACCTCGATGTTGACTCCAATGGTCGTTGGTCAGTTGAGAAGTTCAAGGGTCTTCTGTTCCAGATTGAGCGTGATGCTAACGCTATCGCTCAGAGAACTCGTCGTGGAAAGGGCAACATCATCCTCTGCTCTGCAGACGTTGCTTCCGCTCTAACCATGGCTGGCGTTCTGGATTACACCCCAGCACTCAACGCTAACCTCACCGTAGACGACACCGGCAACACCTTTGCTGGTACTCTGATGGGCAAATTCCGCGTCTACATTGACCCATATGCTGCTAACCTGACTTCATCTACTAACGCTGCTCCAACAGGTGGTAATCAGTACTATGTTGTTGGTTATAAGGGTTCTTCACCTTATGACGCAGGTCTCTTCTACTGTCCATATGTTCCTCTCCAAATGGTTCGTGCCGTTGGTGAGAACACCTTCCAGCCCAAGATCGGCTTTAAGACCCGTTATGGTCTCGTTGCAAACCCATTTGCAGAAGGAACCGATCAGGGTCTCGGAGCACTCAAGACCAACTCTAACCGTTACTACAGAAGAGTTGCTGTTAAGAACCTTATGTGATCAATTTCACATAAGATTTTCAGAGGGTCCAATCGGACCCTCTTTTTTTATCTAAATACTTAAAAAAATCATGACTCAAGGTCAAATTGAGAATAGAAATTTTCTATCTCCAACAGGATTTAAGTTTACTCTAACAAGAACACCTAAAGTCGCTTTTTTCTGCAATCAAGCAAATATTCCAGATATAACTCTTGGAGTTGCTATTCAACCATCATATACAAACATGTTACCAACTCCCGGTGATATGGTTCAATTTGGTGACTTAAGTTTAAGATTTCTTGTTGATGAGAATCTTGAAAATTATATGGAAATTCAAAATTGGATGCGTGGACTTGGATTTCCGGAGCAATTAAGTCAGTTTGACGATTTAGAGAGATCTGGATTAGTTCGTGGAAATTATGCACAAGATAGACAAAACATATATTCTGATGGAACTCTACAAGTATTGACCAGTAGTCAGATACCAAACTTTCAGATTAGATTTCAAGATTTATTTCCATACACATTATCTACTGTGACCTTTGATGCTACGGATACAGATATCCAATACTTTACAGCAGACGTAAGTTTCAAGTATACTATTTACAATATTATTGACTTGGAAGGAAAACCACTATATGGGTATTGATTTAGATACAATTCAAAAGATGTGGGAAACAGATTCAAAGATAGATATTGATAATCTTCATACAGAGTCTTTAAATATTCCCGTTTTACATTCAAAGTATTTTGATTTGTATAATACGATCAATTTACTAAAAAAGAAAGCAGAACTTCAGAAGAAAAAAATAAGACACGAACGTTATGAATATTTTACAGGAAAAGCAGATCCCGAGGTTTATGTGGATAATCCCTTTCCTAAAAAGATCCGTGATAAAGAGACTCTTCAAGGATATTTGGATTCGGACGAGAAACTATCCCAAGTAGTTCTTAAGATTGAATACTATGAAACAATGTTGTGTTATGTTGACAGTATTCTTAAGATGATATCAAATAGAACATATCAAATTAAAAATTCTATAGATTTTATTCGTTTTCAGTCTGGACTAGGGTAAATAAATATTCATAGTAATCATAATACTATGAGTGATGTAATCATTGAAAAGAAAAATGAAGTTTATATTAAATTGCACTGTGAACCGCATATTTTATATGAACTTCAACAATACTTTACTTTTGAAGTTGAATCTGCAAAATTCATGTCCCAGTATAGAAGTAGATATTGGGACGGTAAAATTAGACTGTTAAGTACTCATACTGGAGAAATTTACGTTGGTTTGTTAGATAAGGTTATCGACAAACTCAAAATTCATAATTACACATACGAATTTAAAGAAAATAAATTTTACGGATTACCTTTTGAACTTAATGAGGAGGTATCCTTCGAAGGCGTCAATGATTATATGAATTCAATTTGTTGTCATACGCCACGCAAATATCAAGTTGAGGGAGTATATGATGCCTTACGATATAATCGTAAATTGCTGATAAGTCCAACTGCCTCAGGAAAATCGATGATGATATATTCGATTGTAAGGTATCACTTAGATAAGAATCGCAAAATACTTTTAGTTGTTCCAACGACATCGCTGGTAGAACAGATGTATAAGGACTTCCAAGATTATGGTTGGGATGCTGAGTCATATTGCCACCGTATCTATTCGGGTAAAGAAAAAACAAATGAACATCCCGTTACGATTACAACTTGGCAGTCTGTTTATAAACTAGAACGTTCATTCTTTGAAGATTATGATGTAGTTATAGGAGATGAGGCTCATTTATTTAAGAGTAAATCACTTATTGATATTATGACTAAACTTCATCATGCAAAATATCGTTTTGGATTTACTGGAACCTTAGATGGAACTCAAACTCATAAATGGGTTCTTGAGGGATTATTTGGACCATCTTATAAGGTCACTAGAACTTATGAGTTAATGGAGCAAGGACATATTTCTCAGTTAGATATTCAATGCCTTGTTCTCAAACATCCTCCACAAAAATTTGAAACCTATGAGGATGAAATTCAGTATCTCATTCAACACGAACAAAGAAATAAATTTATTACAAATCTTTCACTTGATTTGAAGGGAAATACACTTGTTCTTTTTTCAAGAGTAGAAGCACATGGAGCAGTTTTATATGAGAAGATAAATAATACTAAGCGAGGTGATCGTAAAGTATTTTTTATTCATGGTGGGGTTGATACCGAAGAAAGAGAATTAGTTAGAGAAATTACAGAAAGGGAAAACGATGCAATCATTGTAGCATCTTATGGAACTTTTAGTACTGGTATCAATATTAAAAATCTCCATAATGTTATCTTCGCATCACCAAGCAAATCACGTATTAGAAATCTTCAGTCAATTGGACGAGTTCTTAGAAAGGGAACAAACAAAGTAAAAGCAGTTCTTTATGATATATCTGACGATTGCACTCACAACTCAAGAAAAAATTATACTTTAAATCACTTGATTGAAAGAATTAAAATCTATAATGAGGAAAACTTTAATTACGAAATAATCACTATACAACTTAAGAAAAATGGGAATTGAAGAAGACTTTTATGCAACAGTAAAACTTAAAACAGGTGAAGAAATATTTGCTAAAGTAGCAGCCTCTGAGGAAGAGGATAAAACTATTTTAATTATTTCCAATCCTATTGTTATTTCAGAAATAAAGGGCAGAGTAGGAACCGTTGGATATAAGATAGAACCTTGGTTAAAGACTACCACAGAGGATATGTTTGTTATTGATTTGGAAGATGTTCTTACTTTATCCGAATCATATGATATTGAGATGATAATGATGTATCAATCTTATATGAGACAATCAAATAAAGAAAAGAATAGTCAATCTAAAATTAATCGTAGAATGGGATATCTCTCTAACGTCAATGATGCTAAAGAGATTTTAGAAAAGATCTTTAAGAGCTCTTAAAACTTAAAGTTATAACTTA